CCTGTAAGATCGATTAAGTGTTGCTAAACACGTCTTTTTGAAGCCTAAAGCCTCTAAATCCTCATATTTTACTGTTTCCTTCTCATCATAATTACATCTTAGAGAATGTTTTTTCATATTTTTTATTTTTTTTGCAAAATAATCAATTTACCCTATTGACTAATACATTAATACATGATAATTGTTATATCAAGAGACGATGATAAGCGATAACTTAATACATTATCGAAACAAATAAAACACTAAATAACATTTTACAGGAGATTACACAATATGGATTTTGGAAATTATGCAAAAGCTAAATTAATTCTTTATAGCATCTTAGATAAGCTAATAAAAAAAGAAGGTACTTGTAGTGATGCCTACAGGGCGGTTAGTGGTGCTATAGCTGAAATAAGTGATGCAGAAACAGCAGAAAGAGAAAAGTACGAAGCAGACACAGAAAGACTAAAAGGTGTCATTGAGAAGTTCGCATCTAACATTAAAATAGATGGAGGTATCGACGATGAGCAACTCAACTAATGATAATCAAAACTTGCCAGAAGTAATTACAAATAATCAACTAGCAGACATGTCAAGGATTCAATCCGTATCTGATCAGATAGCGGTTATCAGAACACTTCTAACAGAACAGATGAAAGAAGGTGAGGATTACGGTAAAATTCCAGGAGTTGATAAAGTTTGCTTATTAAAACCAGGCGGTGAAAAGATAATGTTATTATTTAACTCATATGCAGACTATGAAGAACAAATAACAGACTTAGAGAACGGACACAGAGAATACAGAATTAAAGCTAAAATCATTAGTAGAGACACTGGAAAGATTTTAGCTGTTGGTGTTGGTAGTTGCTCTACAATGGAAAAGAAGTATCGTTATCGTAATGCCAAGATAGCTACAAATATTCCAGTACCAAAAGACTACTGGGATAAGTCAAAGAGTTCTGACCAAAAAAAAGATATATTAAGAAAAGCTTATACTGGTACTGCTGAAAAGCTTGGCACTCTCAAACTAGATAAGGGTTGGTTTATTTGCGAGTTGATGGACGGTGAAAATCCTGATATAGCAGATTCTTATAATGTTTGTTATAAGATTGCTAAGAAAAGGGCAATGATAGATGGTGTTATTAGCACAGGGACTTGTAGTCATTTATTTACACAAGACTTAGACGACATGCAACCAACTAATCCAGAAGTTATAACACCAAAAGTTGAACCAGTAAAACCAAAATTAATTTATAGTTACTATGTCGATGAATTAGATGATGTTGATAAGAAAGCTATATGGGCGGAAGCTAAAACATTATGCGGTGAATATAAAGATGGGTTACTCTGGACTAGTGTTGGATTATCGAATAAATGGAAGTCAATATTACAAACTAGCAAGCCTGTAGCTAGCAAAAAAGCTGATGTAGTAGATGCTGAATTTATAAATCCGTTTAAAGTTGAAAAGACTTTTGCTGATGATGAATTACCAGAGAATTTCAATAGTAAATAAATTTTAATAAACATTTTAGGAGCAATTATGAAAACAAAAAAATATGACAAAGTGAAACAAATGAACATTATTAGAGCAGATAATGGGTTTCGGGTAACTACAGGCAGACCCTTAATTGAAGAGGATGGAAAGCCATGTTCTTACTATTCTTGTGAGGAATTAAAAATAGATAGGCTTGTGTTAGACTTTGATGATTTAATCGAGTTAATAACACCATTGTTAAATCAGACTGTCACTAAGAAAACAAAAACAGAAGGCGATTCATTGGAGGATATAATATGAAATTATATGAGATAGATGCAAAATTAAACCAATTACTAGAGCAGGCTCTCACTCTCAAAGAAGAGGGTGGAGCTGTTGAGGATTTATTTCCTGACATTGAAGCCCTAGTTCTTGCCAAAGATGATAAGATAGCTAACTGTATTGGATACCTAAAAAATTTACGTGCATTGCAAAATGCGGTAGATGAAGAGGTTAAAATACAAAAGGCAAAATCTGCATCATTAGAGAATAAGATTGAGTCACTGGAAAAGTATATAGGATACTTTGTTGGTGATGACAAATGGACTAACGGAGTTCATTCTGTGAGTTGGCGTAAATCTGAATCGGTTGAAATAATCGATGAGGAAAAAATACCAGATACTTTCAAGGAAGTAGTAATAAGTAAGAAGGTATCTAAAACTCATATTAAGAACTTCTTAAAAGAAAGTCCTGATAATGTAGTTGAAGGTGCAGTTTTAAACATTAACAATAATATTCAAATTAAATAATATGACAAACTTAGTAATACTAAAAGGCTTAGTTGGGAAAAGCCCAGAGATAAGAACTTCAAAAGATAATCTATCTATTGCAAGCTTTTCTATGGCTACTTCTAAGGGCTACAAAGACAAAGAAGGACAATGGCAAAACAAAACTGAATGGCACAATTGTGTTGCGTTTGGTTCTATTGCCGAAGCTATAGGCAAAAAACTATCCAAAGGTGATAAGGTTTTTGTTGAAGGAGATATTAGAACTAGAAAGTGGCAGGATAAAGAGGGTAAAGATAGGTATACAACAGAAATTGTAATAGATAAAATTGACTTTCTAACTAATAAAGAAACTCATCCACAAGTGGAGCAGAACGCAATACTAGATCCAGAAAAAGGATTAGTAATAAGTGACGATCCACCATTTTAATTTTTAATTAACTTTATAAGGAAAAAAATGAGAACAGAAATAACAAAAATAACAGAAGCGATTGAAAGCTTGGTTGCAGGAGTTCAATCTAAGCCAGCAGTTGAAAATGGACTTGAGTATGTAATTATTCGAGGTAAGTATTCAGGAGCAACGGCAGGCTTTCTAAAAAGCCAAGAGGGAAGCGAAGTAATCTTACTACAAGCTAGAAAACTTTGGTATTGGTCTGGGGCAGCTTCTCTTTATGAACTAGCAGACAGGGGCGTCTCAAAACCTGAAAATTGCAAATTCCCAAAAATAATATCAGAGGTAAAAATCTTAGATTGTGTTGAGGTAATCAAAGTAAGTGAAAGCGGTAGAAAATCTATTGAAGGAGTAAAAATATGGACAGCATAACTAACGGAAACGGATACGGAGACGGATACGGAAACGGATACGGAAACGGAAACGGATACGGATACGGAAACGGAAGCGGAGACGGATACGGATACGGATACGGAAACGGAAACGGAAGCGGATACGGATACGGAGACGGATACGGAAACGGAAACGGAAGCGGAGACGGAGACGGAGACGGATACGGAGACGGAAACGGAGACGGATACGGAGACGGAGACGGAGACGGAAACGGATACGGATACGGAAACGGAAGCGGATACGGAGACGGAGACGGATACGGAGACGGAGACGGATACGGATACGGACTTATTATTTTGCGTGCATAATGATAAATGAAGAGGTATTAAGACTACTAGAAGCTAAGCAATGCGGTAGTATGAAGTACCAAGCAAAATGTCCTTCACATGAGGACAAAAGAGAGAGCCTATTTGTATCATGGCATGACAATGGAGAGTTGTTTTTCCACTGTCATGCAGGGTGCAGTTGGCAAGATATTAAAGCTACACTTAATTACACTAAAGAAATGCAAGACGACAACACAAAATGGGAGCTAGAAAAAAGATATGTTTATAGAGATGAAGAAAAAAATGCGTTATATAGAAAAAACAGATTTAAACCTAAGACTTTCTCTATAGAACACTACAAAGACGGTAAGTGGGTAAAAGGAATCGGAGAAAGTAGAAAGGTGTTATATAACTTGCCAACAGTCATTGAAGCAGTCGATAAAGGAACAGGTATTTTTTTTGTTGAAGGAGAAAAGGACGCAGATACCCTATCAGAACGCCTACAAATTAGTTCTACGACGATATTTGATGGAGCAGGCGGAAACATAGGGGCTGATATTCTAGCACCGCTAAGTGGCGGTTCTGTGATTCTCTGTGGCGATAATGACGAACCTGGAAAGGCTTTTATGAAGAGACTAGAGGAATCTCTAGTTCCAATAGTTAAAAAGCTTGCAAGGGTTGTTGTACCAGAGAACTTTAAAGACGTTACTGATTGGATAAACGCAGGTGCTACCAAAGATGACATAAGAAAGGCGGTCAGCGGGATAGCTCTTGCAAAAGTTAGAAGTTACAGTTTGGATGAGCTTTTAACCATGAATATTGCTCGGCGGGAAAGGTTGGTAGGTGGTTGGTTATTAGAGGGTAGCAGTGTTTTGTTAGCTGGTGGTGCAGGAAGTGGAAAGAGTTTCTTTCTGCATTACTTAACATCTTGTATAGCTAGTGGAGTTAGATGTTTGAACTATTGGGACACTAAAAGAACTCCAGTGACAATATTAGATGGTGAAATGGCAATTGAAGAGATACAAACAAGGTTATTAGAGATAAATAGCACGTTGCCTCACCAACAAGGAATTGCACCAAGATTAAATATTATTTGCAAAGATAATTTCTTACAGAAGAAAAGAGCATTGCCAAATTTAAGAAACGCTATAGAAAGAATGGAAATGTTTTCCATGTTAGAGCCTGATACAAAAGTTCTAGTAGTAGATAATTTGAACGTGTTTTTTGTAGGAAAAGATGAGAATACTCCTGATTTTTGGGTTGATGTAGAAAAGTTAGTTAGTGAATGTTACGAGAGAGGAATAACACCAATACTTGTACATCACAGCCCTAAAAGTAATCCAGATGCACCATCAGGGTCTAGCAAAAATGAAAGGGTTGCAGAAGTAATTATTATGGTTAGTAGAGTTAAGCATGATGATGAGGATACTGGTATTTGGTCTAATATTTGGTTTAGGAAGGTTAGGCATTTCAGTAGAGATACTCAACAGTTTAGTTTTAAAGTTAAAAATTTTCAGAACGCCTCTTATTTTGAGAGACATTCTTTTATTGAGCAAAAAAAGGAGATTAAATAATTATGGACTTAGAAAAACAACATCATGTTATTATATTAGCAGAAAAAATATTTGTTTTACTTGCTGGCGATCCAGAGTGTACCACTCCTGACATTGAATTTTGTTTTGCTACGGCATCAGACTTTGTGAACAGAGCAGAAAAGTTTCTAGCAGATAATAAAAAACTAAACAAAATAAGAGAGGAGTTAAAATGAAAGGAATATTTGCCAAAGGTGTTATAACGGAAACTTTTACTCCTTTAACTTTAGCTGAATTTTTAGAGAGAAGAGTTACGGCTAGGCTTTCTTCGCACCTCAACCTGATTGATTTGAGCTACAAAGATTCCTTAATGGTAAAAGACATTACAGAGAGGGTCACGCATCATGTATGCGATATTCTTGCCAGTATTAATCCACAGGATATGGGAATAAATTTAGAGGAGGACAAAAAAGATGAAGCTACTAACCGATAAAGAAATAGAAAAACTATGCAAGGGTAAAAGGTTTGATTTTCTTAATGAAGATAATATCCCTAGAGATTGTGCGGTCAAGGTAGCTAAGCTCATTCGTGACGAGTGCGGAAAGAAATTAGAAGACTATTTGGACAAGCTAGACGAACAGGAATCGGAAGAAAAGGCAGAACGAGAAACTTACGTGTTCAAAGTTGAGGGATGGGAATCAGAAGACCCTGAAGTGTTTAAAAATAACATTATTTCTGAATCCCTATATTCTGCAATTACCGATTATTGGGGGAATTGTGCAGAGCTTACTTGGGATGGTTTGTGGTATTTTTTGAGAGGAGCGAGCTATTTTGAAGAAGAATTCATTAATGGATTAGAAGCTTTGCAGGACGCAGTTTTAGATAAGATTATAGAAGGGAAGAGAGATGAGGTTCTTAGAACGGACGTGTTAAAATTTTACAAGGAGCAAAAACTATGAAAGATAACCACGATGAATTTATGGAGTTACTAAATAAGCTACAGGCACAATTCTCGGTACTAACACCTAAAGATGAAGCTATAGTTATTAAAGGACTAAAAGCTATAACTGATAAGATTGCAGAGATAGTGCAGAAAATGGATTATAACGGAGAATTAGATTAATTATGAAAAAACCACTAGAGCAACGAATTAAGGAGCTACAAAAACAAAGGCGAGAGTTTTATAAAACAACAACTAAATGCGATTGTGACGATTGCGAATTGATTGAGCTACTAGAAAAAGCCCTACAAGCCGAGAAGCGGAAGGTCGCAGTATTAGAGAATGTTATCAAGGAACGTGCAACGGAAGAACTAGAGATGAATATGTTTAAATTGGTTTATCACGATGGAAAAGGAGTATTAAAATGACGGACAAAATTAAATTAATGAGTGATGAAGAGGTAGAAGAGGCATCAGAAAGAATCTTAACGGAAGAAACTAACTCTCTTTGGGAGGAAGTAGAATCTAGATTGCTTGGATCGCTAAGATCGCATGAGAAATTGGGCGATATGTGGACTAATATAAGCAGAGACCAGTTTATCATGTTAATATCAATTGGTGCGTCTTGGGCAAGAGACGAGTGCGAGAAGCGAGCGTTTGAGGTGTTTAAAGAGCTACTAGATAAAGCTTGCGTTAAAGTTTTTTATGAAAACGAAGGATCTCCTATCGTTGTCTCGGCTATGCAAGTGGTAGAGATACAGGATTTATTATTTCAACAATTTTTAGAGGAGCAAGAATCTAGTGAAGAAAAAACTAGTTGAATGTGATCATTGCGGAGAGGTAAGTTTTTGGACTTGCAAAGAAGCTGACAAGTTTCATGGCTACCGATGTTTTGAATGTCAAGAATCTGATTGGGAAGATTTTGTATATTCGGTGGCTGGTGCTGGCATGACTGTTCAAAAACTAACAATAAAAGATTGGCGTTATTTAGACAGACGACTTAAGAAACAAGTTATTTATAAGGAGCAAGCAGATGGAGAGTAAGTTTAGAGCTGGTGACATGGTTTGGCTAATAAAATATTACCAATCACAACATCAATTTAACGTAACGGAAAGAAAGGAAATTATGAGAGTTGATAGAAGCGTTCTTCACATAAAGAATGAGAAAGCTTTTAACATTAGACTTGCTTTTTTTGATTATGCTGAAGCTTGTAACAAATGTAACTTAATAAATATCGAATTAAACAAGAGCTTTTAAAAATGATTGAGGAATTATGAAAACAACAATACCTGCTAAGACGATAATAGAGTGTGACAGATGTAGTAAAGAGATCTGTCACATAAATAAAAACAATCTACTCGGTGGTTTTTTGAATTATGGATCTCAGAACAGCTTAGATTGGCAAGGCGTTCCTATAGCAAAAGGTTCTGAGTATGAATTTGACTTGTGCGATAATTGCTACAGAGATCTCTATGATTGTTTAGATGAGTGGCGGAACGGTACAAGATGTTAAAGATTCTGAATTTGAGTGTCCTTTACCTAAATATATTACTGAGCAGTCATAGGATCGTACTCTTCCTTAAAGCTTAATGCCTCACTTAACCTTCTTAGCATGTCGCCAGTTTGTTCAGTACCAGAATAAGGAACTTCTACAGCATCTTCATAAGGGATAGCAGAGTTAAATACCTCTAAAGGATTAAAGAATCCTCCATTAAATTCTGGGTCTAGTTCTTTTACTGGTCCTTGAGGCTGTGAAGGATTAATAGGAGAATACTTCTTCTTAGATAACATTCCACCAATAACCTCAGCTTGCTCTCTCGGTGACAAATCTTTATCTAGTGCTTTATTAATATGGATACTTTGCTCCATAGGGTCTAAGAGCTTGCCATCTAGGAAAGATTGATACCCTTCTGGAGCTGGTTCAAACGCATCAGGGAATTGTTGCACCAACCCTCTAATAACCTCATCTTGAACAGCTTTATTCCCATTGATAGCAATCTCTTTTATTTCATCTGATATTGATTTAGCCAATTGAGGATTGCCAGTTTTACTTTGCAAATAAAATCCAATCTCATTGGCAAATCCTTCTGGATCTTCTGCTAGAGCATCACTACTTCTTGGCAAGAGAGTAGACCCAAGAATTGCAAGCTTAGTAGCATCACTGTTTAGTAAAGCAGATCCAGAGCTAACAGCAGAATTGAGTCTATATAAAGAGCGAGCTAACATTGGGGATCTCGAAACGCTATTCATAGCTCCAGCTCCCAAAGATAAGGCAGCAATTCCAGTGCCCAACGCAGGACTTCCCATTAATCCAATAGCTCCACCAGAAGCTAAAATAGGATAGTTTGGTCTTATTCCACCAATCGCTCCAGTAATAGACGTAAGAAGTCCAGATTCATCTAGTTTTGCCTTTGATGATGCCTCATCTGCGTTCTTAGATAATTTAGCAAGTGCAGAGTATTCTTTGTTAAGTGGTTTTAAAATATCTCCACCTTGAGTATTTTCTACATACTCTCTTAACCCTTCTGCAATCTTTTGCTTAAAAGTATCTGTATAACTAGATTTTCTTTGAGGGCTAGTTGGAGACTTTGTGAAACTTGTTTCTGCTTCTAAATTCTTAGCAATTTCCCAAGCGTCTTTTGCCGACAACTTTCCTCTATTGCCAATTGTTTGTGCAAAGTCATCTAATGCTTCCATTGCCCCTAGTTGCATATCAGGAGTAGAATTTGGATCGTATAAAATATTCAACAGCTCATCTGTTGGGTTAGACTTGAAAATTGGAACAGAAACTCCTTGTGCAATATTTACATTTTGAAGTGGTATGTCATTAGCTGGATTAGTTGATAAGTTGTCATAAACAGAATCTAGCTTAGTGCCAATAGTAGATTTTCTTGCCTTTAATTCTTGCCAAGCTTTTTGAGGTTTATTCCCAAAGATGCTTGTTGCAGTTTGGGGATTAACCTCTTCTAAGTTAGAGACAGATTTAACTAGACTCTTTGGATCGGTTTCTGAAATTTGTTTATTGCTAGCATTAAAGTTTCTATCTAATATTTTCTCTGGAGTATTTCTTGATGCACTCTTTGCGTTAATAAACCTTTCAGCACCTTTTAGCCCTCCGTAAACAGTTCCCCCAGTGACAGCTCCATATAAGCCCCCAGTACCAGCATTAGATACTCTCTCTTCTAAGCCACCTTCTCCTTCGCCAAAGCCATAAGCTCCACCAAGTACAGCCCCACTTAAAGCAGCATTTTTTAATGAATTAATTTTAACAGCAGAATTTATAGGATTAGCAAATCCAGCAGCGATATTTGAAACAGTTGATGTTACAGGATTTTCTTCACCGTACCTTTTTTGAATATCTCTCATCTGTAAGAGTCTTTCGTCATAAGCATCACCAAAAGAACTATCACCAAACAAGGAATCAAGAGCTGCACTTCCACCAGCAGTTATTTCGTCTCCATACCCAAACGTACCAGCATCTAGTAAGTTGCCCATACCACCAACTATGTTTTCTGTAGGAGTTAATGGTTGCTTTTGTTGTGCATCACTTAGATTTATCTGCAACACTCCATCTTCACTATAGGTTGGTGCTTGATATGAATCTTGAGAAAGAGCATCCAACTCCTCATCTGTCATTGAATCAATTTCTTCTGCTGAAAATTGTGAAAATCTATCTGCCATTATTTAGACCCTTTCTTCTGTTGTAAATAAATATCAGTAGCCTTTAAGAAAGCTTCTCTATCTCCACCAAAATCTGCAAGTCTTGGTCTATTGATTTTTTCAGTAAAATCAGCCCCATTAACTTTATCAGGATTTTCAATTACTCCAAAGCCCTCATCCTTGTTAGGAACTTCCATGAATGGTTTCATATTTCTTCCTCCCCTTTGAGAAACATCAACAGCCGAAGATATAACTCTATTGCCAATTCTCTCAACCTCTTCTAATACTGCCCTTGCTTGAGAAGGAGAACCAATAACCAGAGAAGGATCGCCAAGCTTCTTCATTGCAGCTCTATCAGCATTAGATAATCCTTGACCACTTCCTTGAGCTATTTTTGCTAACTGAAAAGTCAACTCTTCTGCTATTCCAGAGTATATATTTTCAGGGCTTCCAACATCGAACGCTTCAGAATAGCCTCTTTTGATCTTATCCAACATTCCACCTTCTGGCATCTTGCTAAGAAGCTCCTTCATTGCAACTAAGTTTTGCTCCACTGTTTTTTGAGCTTTAAGAACGTCTAAGTCTCCTTTCTCTGGTCTTATAATGTTTAGTCCTGAATTTCTTAGGATAGTTGCTCCACTATAAGCTCCAACTTCCGAATAAAGCTTTCCTATTAATTCAGGTGATGCCTCTCCCTTGACTATCGCATCTTGCAATTCTAAGTTGGTCTCTGGTGATAGGGTTGGTCTTTGTGTTGATTGACTAGGATCGTTGTAGTCCCTCCTAATTCCCTGACTCTGCTCCCAGCTCTTTAATCCTTTTTGTGCCTCAATATATTCTTTAGCCCTCTCTCTTTGTAAGCCATCTTGATAATCAGTTCTACTCTTCCATTGATTTTCATTGATCTGATCTCTTACTAATTCTCTTTCAGTTTGAGCCTGTTGCAAATTATTCTTTTGAATATTATCAGTGTACCCACCAACAACCTTAGAGCCAATATTAAATCCTTCTGCAGCTCCTTGATTGCCGTCAATTGCATAACCTAAAAGTCCAGGAACTAATCCCATTAATCCAGTTGCCCAAGCTTGAGAAGGTGATAACTCCCCACTTTGTAAACTTCTAATTTTGTTTAATGAGTTCTCAATATCAAAACTATGCAACCCTTCATTCTTAGGTGCTATCTCTCCTAATTCGGGACTCCCTTGATATAAGGGTTTTGGAGTGTCAAAACTTGGGACAAGAGAATCTATTCTATTTGTATCATAGGTATTATAAGTATCATCAATTGCCCAAGCATTTTTTAATCTATTTAACTCATCCATCCTATTGCCCACCTCCAACAATGCCCTTAACTTTATCGAAGTAAGTATTGTAATCAAAACTACCACTAGGAGTCGTTTGACTGGTTGTCGATCTATCTCTACCACGCCTAGTTAGTCCGTAAATATCCCTTGATAGTTCTTCATTTCTTCTGTTGGCATCTCTAGTTTCTCCAAGATTAATAGCTCCAAAATAAGTTCCAACTTGTCCTGCTTTTTCAGCTCCAACTTGTCCAAGATTAATTAACCTTCTCTTCAACTCATCGTCTCGAGCCCTTTCTAATCTATCAGCATAATCCGAACTAGTCTCTCTCATTCTGTTATATTCAGTATCCTCAACGCCTCTAAGGGTACTTCCATACTCTCCAGTTCTTCTATACTTTTCATCAGCACCACGAATCATTAAATCCTGCTCGTTTCTTCCCTGTGCTTCTGCCCTATCTCTTTGTGCCTTATCTTTCATTAAAGCAGCCTGTGAGCCTGTAAGTCTATTTCTCACTATAGATCTATTAACAGCTGCATTTTGCGTGTTGTAAGCTGATTCAGTGCCACGTCTTTGTTGCTCTCTTAATCCCTGATACTCTTCCGAAGTATAGCCTTCTGACTGGGATTTTAAAGAGTTTAAATTAGCAGATAATTCTGCGGATCTGTTTTTACCTGGAATACCATAAGTATCTCTGACCGCCGATAGTTGATCTAGGATTCCAGTTATTTCACCAGAACGAGATTCATCAACTCTGCCCATAGATCCTGGAGCGTAAAGCTTGTCAACTAGTCCGCTAGCTCCAGCTGCATATTTCCCAACTAAGTCACCAACAGCTCTATCTTTATCAGCTTGAATGGCTTCTGGTGTATTTGCAGCAGCTTTGTTCTTAGCACGATTTTCGGCTTCAAGCCTTCGACGAGCTTGTGCTGCTGCATTACTTGTTCCTCTTTTTGGTTTAGTTCTATCTGACATAATTTATTAATTCCTTACACAATATTATTTTCAGGTAAATCTGCACATTCGTAAATACCAACACATCTAATAGTTACTCCAGCAGCCAATGCGTAATTTGACACGTCATACTTTCTTACTACCAAATCAGTTCTGGTATTTCTTAAATTACTAAACCCCATTAAAATTGCACCATCATTTATTACCGCAACTCCAACGCCATTGCTCTCTCTAAACCCCTCATTGGGCAAAAACGGTAAATTAATATAAACCTCATTACTGGCAACTCCACCAGTTGTCCCAGTGATAAAAAAAGAATAAATAATTGTATTGCCAACCTTTAAATACTTTCCTCCAATATCTGCTGTCTTAGTAAACGTCATTGTTCCTGATGCTGAAAATTCAGTAGGAGTCCAGTCTCTCCACTCTGAAAAACAAAATGCAATGACAGCTTTTATAATTTTATCCATTCTACGCAAAACTACCGCCCACTTCATTAATGTGGTTTTAATATTAGGTACAACATCAAATGCCCAATTCAAATTACTCATTTATGTTCTAAGCTCTCCTTTTTAGCATCAGACTCAACTTCTATTTCAAATCCAGACATCATAGGGACTTGGTGAATGGTATTTGCTGTAAATCTAAAATTCATAGTTCTGGACATTGCTTTTTTAATTTCCTTAGTAGCCTCAACTACAGTTGTAGGAAACGAGAAGCTAGCAGTAGAATGAGCTGTGGTCTTATTAAAGTTTCTGTATGTAGTTAAAGAAAGAGTAAAGTCTCTAATGGCAGTAGCTAACTGATAAACCTTGCAAGATATAAATTGCTTTAATACAGACGGCTCTCCTAATGAGATTGCAGAAGTTTCATAAACATTAGTAATTGGATATACTCCATTAGCATAATCATATTGACGTGCATCCACATAAAGCCCCCCTGCTTGAAGATTGCTACAAGCAGCTCTATTTTCCTTATATAAATAAGTCGCATCATTTGCCCCAGAGCCATAAGTATATAGAGCAACACAGTTTAGCGTCATTAACAAATCTTTATACATAACCATCCCAGAAGAAGGGACTCCCTCTGTGTAGGTATATTCTCCCCACTTTCTATATCGATAATCATAAACAAATATTTTGTTAGCAGAGGTCTCGGCACAAGAAACAAGCTGACCACCCCAAGTCCCCTGAAAAGCTGGTATGCAACAAATATATTTACCATCAATATTGTGATTAACGGACACGGCTTTAAATGGTATAATCTTGGTTTCGTTTACTGGAGAAATTGCTATGTTATCAGAAAGAGATCCAGTACCTCTTGGATAATTAATATTATCAAACGCTGCCCTAGTCCTCTCTCCTATCGTCTCATCAATAATTCCATTAACCAACAAAGCAAATCCACGATTAGAACAAAATAAACTACCGTTTAAGGCATTAATCTTTTGAATACTATGAGGGGAAGGACAACCAATATCACCATCTGATACTGTTACAACTTGATAGTTCCCATCGGTATCTATTTCTCCTATGACATTAAAATAAGAAGTCTCTTTAAAAACCGCTAACATATTTTCACTACTAGAATGTAAGCACGTAATGGCAGATCTTGTAGTCGAAGGGATTCTTACTGTTGCCAAGCTAGAAAAGGCTTCTGGAAAATCAGGATCGAACTCGTAATAAACATCAGTAGATGGATACACCCCTTCATACGGACTCACTCCTGCAACTGTAAAGATTTTACCTTGATGCTCGCAAAGAGTTGAACAGAAAGAAGGTTCTTGAATTGGTATTCCAGATGAAGGAAAGTTCATTAGAGCGTTAGATATTAATGTTGCATCAGGTAGTGCATCAACGTATGTCACCCCTGCCGAATCATAAGCTGGCTCAACACTTAGCACATAAAAATCAACGCCATTTGAAGCTGTCCTCCCAATCTCTATCCTCATATTGCATGAGATTGGAGCATTGTCTGCAACCGATATGGCCGCTCCAGTTATAGTAATAGTTGTAGCCGTAACAACTGTTATGTATCTTTCTACATAAGCAAGAGTAGCTATGTTATAAAGATAAACAGGATCTCCAACTTCCAAAGTAAATCCTGCGTCCACAGTTATAGTAGTCACTCCTGCTTGGAGACCGTTAGCTCTTGCAAACTTGGTATTCCAGCCATTTGCAAGATTGCCGTTTCCAATTCCAAGAGTGGCTTGCAAGTTTCCAGCAGAAACCGCAACGCTAGCCTCTTTGTAATCGCTGTAAATATCGTTTTGTTGAAAGTCCTTATAATGCCATCTAATTCTATACTTATAAGTTCCTGCCGTTAGTCCTGCCCCTGCTGACGCTGCAATTGTGTTAAATGCAATAGATGGCAATCCTGCATCATAGAAATTCATTCCATCCCACTTCATTAACCTTCTACCGCTTGCTATATATAGAACATTATTCTTATTTAAAGTGCTAACAACTTGTCCGTATCCATTAATATAAGTGTAATTTTTATATGTAGATCCAGAAGTAAGTTTATCTTGAAGTGCGTTCTTAACTCCCATGTACTCAAACGCAATAGCAGTTCCACCACCACCAGAGACAGGCAAGTTATCCATTAAGTCCAGTGCTTCAACAGCATAAGGACTAGTAGTTCCTGCTCCCACCGTTGGGAACGCTCCCGCAGTTGGAGAAATGAATGTACAATTCCAATTTGCAAGTGCATTAATAGTTGAAACAAGACTAGCTAAAGTAGTGGAAGAAGTGCTAACACCGTTACCAATATCAATGGTCGTTGTGATTGTGCCGTTTTCCCTTAAGTAGACTTTATAGGTAGCTGTCCCAGTATCTAGTAGAAGCGAAATATCAGCTGGAGCAGAAGCTCCCACATAGGTTAAATTAATACTTCCAGAAGTTTGAAAAAGAATCGTTTTTGTTGAATAAGGAATAACTAGCTGCTCTCCAACTCTAACTGTTGTTTCGTTTTGAGCTAGATACCTATACACAGCAAGACCATGAGGAACAGGATCGAAGGTGACGCTACCTCCATAAGAATGATACAAGTTTCTCTTTTCTCCACGTCTACCAACGATAGATTTTAACCCTCGAAAATCCCAGTTTTCAAATCTGTTTGCAAAGTTATCATTAGATGATAAATCTGATGAGGTTAGATCTAACCCTTCAAACTCTTCAAAATTCTTAACGAAACTTCTACTCATTAGTAGCTCCAAAAATCTTGTTGTGGGATTCTGTCCATCTCCTGTGATTGTTGTTTGTAAATCCTAACAATTGCATCTTCTTGAGAATCCAACATCATTAATAACTTTGAATAAGCTCCAGTAACATCTTTAGGCCCTAATATCATTGCAGCAGCATAATAGATAAGATAGTTTTCACATTCATCAGGCAAATCAGAATGAGTTGTCGTATATTTACCTATCGTAAGATAATCACCAACAGCAACCGTTTCTCCAGTAGCAAACGTAAAAGGATCTAGAGTAAACACCCCAGTGCCAGAATTATAAGAAGTAAAAGCTATGTTCCTCATCTTCACTACGCCATCCTTATCGCAGATACAAAGATACTTATCGGAAGCATTATTTATTGCGTTTGCATCATCGGATGCAGTATTAATAGTTAATGCTGTGAGTTGAGTCGATGATAGAGTTCTTGCTGTAACAGTCCCAACCCTTAAAGCTAAATCATCTAAGCTTCTTTCGTATTTAACTTCAAATTTAGCACCACTACGATTGACAATTGGAATAGGATAAAAGTTTCCACTCTGTCTATAATATCCATAAGGATATTCAGCAGTGTCACTATTATCGTTCATTGGGTGAAGCTTATCTAGTGGCTTGCCATAATCAGACAGGTTCCCACTATGGCTATACCTGATAGTAATAAGTTCCTTGTTGAAAAATACTCTATCACTAACTGAATATGCTCTTTGATCGGCAACGGTGGTGATTTCCTGACTGGAAGCAAAAGGAGACACGCTGCTATGAGCATTAGAAATTTTAGACTGTAGTAAATCTTGTCCATCGTTTATATATTGTAATATTTCAGCATTGCCAATTCCTCCAGTCACATTACCAGAAGAATCTTCAGAGAAGTCCTCATTCTTTGAGAGCCTTCTCGCTGCTGTGATAACATCTTGTATGTATCTCATTATTTAACATTCATTTTCTTTTTAATTATCGCAGCTAAAGTAGCTTTCTTAGCTTTTCCAAGACTGTCACCCTCACTAGGTTCGTCGTCCTTAAAAAGCTCTTCTTCTACTTCGCCACCTTGTCCTGACGTATTGTTGGATTCACTTTTAAGAAGTTTATCAGGTGCAATCTCATCACCTTTCTTCTCTTCTTCCTCATGTTCATATCCGCATTTTTTACATTTCATAGTTTATACCCTTGACATTAATTGTGCTAAAATTGCATCTTTATATCTGTTTCTATTTGTAGTCTCCTCTTGTGTTGGTTCGTTGTCATAGTTAGCAAATGGCTCTGGCTGTGATATTCTTGGTAATATGGCATCAAGATTAACTGGCGGTGCAGGCTTCCTTGAAACGACCCTCCTTTCTTTTGGATTTTCTTTTCTCGGTGATATACCTCTAGTTTCTCTTCTTTGTCCTTGCGTTGACTTTGCCTCTGGCGTATCAAGCAGTGATGATGCAAAACTATTAAACTCATCGTTTGAATTAACATCTAAAGTTCCATGATGCTCTCTTAGTAATCCTCTTTTAACCGCTTCGTCTCCAATCTTATATCTTATATCATCAGATGCTTTATTCCACTTATCACCAAACATCTCTGACCATACAGCATATTTATCAATATCTCTTCCTGTTAGTGCTGACTCATCCCTAGTAGAAGCAAACTTATTATTTACCCAATTACCTTTATCATCAGTTCCTACAAAATCTTTTGCAAAGTTAGGATTAATTACAGCATTATACTTCTCTTCCCATCCTTTATCACCGTTATATAAACTAATACCTTGCTTGGCTAAATTATCTCTTCTTTTATCTTCTTTTTCCGTCCTACTGCGTTGTGATATTGCACCATATGCTCCTCCCAACACGCCTCCAGCAGCCCCTCCTATTACCGTTCCTACTACTGGGATGACGGAGCCTATACTAGCTCCAGCAGCGGCTCCACTTGCTGCTCCTTGCAATATACCCTTCCCCGTACCCCCTCTATTACTTTTGTTTAGATTATGTATCCCTGCCGCTCCTGCGGCTAGTCCAAGAACTGGCAAGGCATAGCTTGTGCCGCCAACAATAGAACCGTCCGACATTAAAGTTCCGCCATTGGTTGCAGTGCCAACTTCATACGCACCACTTCCGCCACTACTTCCAACATTAGATAATACATTTGCTAGGGTAGATACCCCTGATGTTGGTGGTGGTGATTTTTTCTTTTCAGCCATTAAGCACCTCCCAAATATCCACGTTGCATTAACGTGGCAAGATTAGTTAAAGCACTAGATAATCTTTCTTGGTTATTATCATTAGTTCCCATTAAATTTTGTATTCCTTCTATCTGTAGTTTGCGAGGGTCAACTCCACCACCACCAGAGCCACCACCTCTACCTCCACCGCCTTTAGAAGCACCCTTTAGACCAAACTCATATTTAAGCCTTTCTAGCTCTATTTCCTGTAAACTTTTTTCTCTCTCTGCCTGAATCTGCTTATCTTGAGCGTCCTCTTGTGCTTTTCTATCAAAGACACCACCCAAAAGAGATGTGCCAACTTGTATTACAGGGCCTAACCAATCAAAATCTCCCATAATTACTCCTTACTTATATTGTGCATCAAACCAAACATTTGCAGCTCCAATCGTTTTGGTTGGGCCAGTTGTACTATTGCAAACAGTAATTCCAGTAGAAAAAGCTCTCCCCTTTGGTGGATAATACTGGAATGAAGATGTTGCTGGTACGTATATAATCACAGAAGGGACAGCCGTATCTGCTGGAACACTAGTTGTATTATGAATCTGTATCCATTGTGGAGAAGCTAGGGAATTATATCCTGTCAAAGAAAAGAGCGTGCCAGCAGAAGCTTTTACAACTCTCGATGCTTCATAAGCAACAGAAGTAGCATTTGTCGGATAATAAACAGTGGCAACATCTAACTTTAAAGCATTATCAATACTTTGCAACGTGTTAGCAACAGTTCCGTCTGCAACGTTAGCGACACCCGTACTAGATACCCTAACAAAGCCATCTGTATACACATAGAAACTGTCACCATTTGCTGGAGCTTGACTAAAAGGAGAGCTAACAGTAAATGAATTTGTAGTAATGCTAGCAACCCTTCTAGATTGTCTATTTAGATTTCCAGCATAAAACCAAATCCAATCCCCAACTTTTACAGAGTGAGCAGTGGCAATAATAGTAGAAGCAGTAGATGCCGTTTCTGCTGTATCTGATATATCTTGCCTAGCAAAAAGAGGAGCAGAAATATTTAAGGCAGCTTCTCCAACTTCGTTATGCGGAGATGTCGGCACTCTTTGTGCATAAACATCAGAGACAAAGAGAGAGAGACTAAATAAAATTATAAATAACTTTTTCATAAATTAACTAGCAGAAAAATATTCAGTTGAATCATCAGATCCAACCACGATAGCATCAAAGCCACTATCAAAAGCTAGACCTCCAAAATCAGCAGATTTAAGACTAATTTGAGAAGCACTAGAAATACCATTGCCTCTTCTTAGAAACCGCAAAATAGTGCTATCTCCATTGGCTACAACAACACTAGACCTAGCAAAAGTATCAGTGATATTAAATGTAGCGTTAGCAGAAGCAGTTGATTGTGATGTAAAATCCTTTCCAGTAGTTGGGCCACCAACAGTAAAGGTTGCAGAGTTTAAAGAAAGCCCACAAAGTCCAGCGATTCTACAATTTCTTTGGGTTGTTAAGACAGTTCTAAATGACTCATGCCCACACTCTCCAACAGCCTGACTTCCTAATACGAAAATAGAGAAAGCTCCATCAACTAGTGCGTTTGCATTTTGGTCATAGACTTCAATCTCACAAGTGGAAGCGGTTTTAGTTTTAACGCTGACAGTTGTTGCAGTAGCATCGTCATAGCCCATTACAACGATTACTGGAGTTTGACCAAATTCCTTTCTAAAACTAATAGAATACGTTCCAGTTGCAGTTTTAGAAGAGATAAAATCTCCACTACCAATTGTACTTGCCCCAGCAGAAGAAATTTGCCCAAACAAGAATCTTGGTGCAAGCATCGGGGCATGAACTTCAAATAACTTTCCAGAATACTTATCCGCTTCTGCCGTTCTGTAACCTAGCAATATGCCATCAATACCAGCTGGCTCTAAATTTGCTCCACCATTTCCTTTGGTAACAATATTTAAAGTATTAAGAGAAGCACCACTTGCATTGCCTCCTAGTGCGTAGCCACCATTGCCAGGATTTAATACTAAACTTGAAACATTTATAAACCTTCTATTTAAAGGCGATTTCAAAGTTAAAGTATAATTAGCAGCAGAGTTTCTGACGGCTGTTGAAAATAAAGATTTTCCATAATTGAAAGCTACTCCAGACGCAGTACAACTTAATGAATATGGTAAGAGAATGGTTTCTCTATGAACAGATTCTAATGATCTTAACATTTCTTCTCCCTAGAAGATAAATAAAATAAAAGGGAGATTTTACCTCCCCTAGTTATTAAGCAGCTCTAACTTGATACCATCTTGAATCAAGAGCGTTCCAAGTTAGCGAAACAGCAGCCAGTGCAGAGATTATGCATCCTGTACCGTTAGCCACGTTTGATGTCCCAGCAGCAGCCATTGTTAAAGTATTTGCAGCAGTAGTATTAATAATAGTCAATTTCTGACCATGCTTAGTACCAGCTTGAACAATAACACCAGTTTTATTTGCAGCACTTGAACAAGCCACAATTGCAACTCCGCAACCATTGTGAGAAATAGTTCCACTATCTGCAATTGAAGTTGAAGCTCCGCTTGTAACAGTTGGCGTTTGAAATAATGCACCGCCCATATTTGCAGCAGCTCCCTCAACAAAACCTGCTTGCCCACCGATTGCAACACCACCAGGATAACTATTGGTAGGTGTCGGCTCTGGTGTAATGGCAAAAGTACCAGGTTTACTTTGTAATCTATCTAATGACATTTCATTCTCCTATAAAAATTAAACAGGGGACTCCAAAGAATCCCCATTGTTACTAAGTTGTTGTCAACCCAGTGATAATTCCATGAGCAGTTGGAACAATACCAAACTCTGGATACGTACAGTATCTAGCTTGCCAAGCATCACTTGTTTGTGATCTTTGGAAGATAGAGCCACCTGTAGCATCTGGAGTTTCCTGCCAACCAGCATTGGGTCTAGCGTGCATCTCAATAAAGTCAGAATTTAAGAAGTAGAAAGTATCATCTTCTACAAATCTTTCTGCCACTACTGGGATTGGGCCAGTATCACTCATGAACTCAAGAGCTTGGAAAGAGAACTTACCTTTAGGCCCTGAATTACGAGACTCAACAATCATGTAACGTTTCTGATCTTCTAATTGGTTCAATAGTTTTCTGTACTGAACAAAAGAAGTAACTAACATATCAGGAGCTTCGCCGAAGTTGTATTTAATCTGCAAATTACCTTTGTTAAGATAATCAGAAGTTAAACCAACGCCAACAGAAGTATCTTGATATGGAGATTGCCATCTATAGCCAACATTTATTCCATATAGCGAACCAGAAGTAGCTAATAGAACGCCTCTTAGACCAGTACAATCGTTATCCTTAGAATTTTGCATGTAGACACTATGAGTACCTGCACCAATATTTGCTAAGTCAAACGCAGCACCTTGTCTTTGAGTAAGTTGAACAACTCTAGTTGAAGGAGTTACGGCAGTGATTTCAAATTCTGCGGAGTTAGTATTAACATTCACAAAATCTTTAGTCTCAAAGTTAGCTTGCTTCCAAGTTGTAGTTTCAATAGTTACGTTATAGACACCAGCAGACGCTAGAGATTGGTTACCTGAAAAAGTTCCTAATCTGCCGTTACCGTTTGAAGTTATTGAATCATTGAATAGCTGACGTGACATGTTGCCTTGAAATGCCTGAACGCCTCTTTTAACTGGCTCTTTAGACAATCTAACAAATGCACCTTCATCTGTTCCTGATGCTTCGATTGCTTCGTTATCAATTTCAATGACTACATATTGCTTCTTAGCATATATATCCATTCTTTGATATGAAGCCACGTTTGGTCTAGGAAGTGATCCAGAACCTCTACCACCACCAAAAGATGTTGGAACAGAAATTCTAGCGAACTCACCTACAAACGCATCGTTTCTTTTTATTTTTGCTAATATTACGTTTTCAGAATTAAACATGTCACGAGTCATTCGCACATATTTAGTCTTAAACACACCACTAGCTGTGGTTAAGTTATAATTTGACATAGTCCTCTCTAATCAAAAAAATTAAACATTAAAAGTTCTTTTTATCGAACTTTTCTGTTGCCAAAAAAATATTCCCACATTTCTTCGTCAACCTCTTCGTTTTGTTTTTTGGTAGAGCTGACCGCACTAGACTGGGTTCCAAAGCCTGCCTTAGCAGCTTTTTGAACTTTCCGATTTAGGTTCTCATCCCCTTTTGTTGGTTGCTTTAAAACATCCATAACGATTTCTTTAATTCCATCTGCATCTAAACCATGACCATGAGTCGTAGTATAAATAAGATCTATTAAATTATCGTCGGAAGCTTTATTTGGGGCAACCGATTTTACCGCTTCAATAACATTGGCTTCGTGCCTTTTGTTCTGAATATAACCTACTATATCTGAAACTTGCACTTCGTCAACGGTTTCTACAACAGAATTTTCATGGTTGCCAACATATTTTTTTACAAAATCTTTATAAAAATCTGAGAACTCTGCTCTCTTCATTCCAAGCGTAGAACAAGCATCATCAATCTGCGTCAATAATACCGTCTCACTTTCTTTGACTTGGGTTTTAGTTTGGAGTTGTTTTATCTCTTCTTCTGCGTACTTAGCTCTTTGTTGAGCCTTCCAAATCTCTCGTTGCTCTGGAGTTGCCTTTCCCCAGTCATTAACGATAGCTCTTATTTTGTCTAACCAAACACTTTTTAATTCAACAGGGTCTAAGGTTGACTGACCAACAGCCATTTTAACAATACCATCTAAAAGCTTATCAACATCCCCTTGTCCTGATAGCCTAACAATGGAAGCAGCCTTAGATGCCAGAGTATCGTATTCTTCTGTTAATGCTCTTTCTTTTTTTGTAATAGTTTTTTCTTTGGAATCAACAAATCTAAGTCTTTGGTCAATCCCTCTATTAAACTCTTCTTGCTCTTTAAAAGCTTTAATAGCATCACCAACTTTAAACTCAACTTCTTTTCCAGCAATAGTATCTTTGATGAGAGCAGATTCATCGATGTCAATTTCAGAATCATTTAGCTTGGCTTTTCTAAGAGTTGATTTTACCTCTTCTTTTACTTCTCCTTCCTTAGTCTCTCCAGTAGTAGCTTCCTCTTTGGATTCTACTACTGGAGATTCTTCTGGAATATCGTCGTACATATCTAACAAATCATCAGCAGTTACTTTTTGTCCTTGCGTTGGATTGTTATTAGATTGTTGTGGTTGAATAACAGGCGTAGTTATCTCTAAGTTTGCATCTATATCTGACATATTTCCTTACATTAAATTATGGTTCTAATGTTGGTTGCTGCGGCTGTTCGCTTTGTATTACTGGAGCTGCATTAAAACCACCACCCATACTTGGAGACATTCCATTAACACCACCACCAGCTTGCATAGGCGGAGCTGCGAAAGGATTAACTGGTTGTCTAAAGTATGCAGGGAAAGTTTCTAGCATCATTAGTTTTTGTTGAAATACTACATTTGGCATTACTAATTGAACACCAGTTGCAGGATCAGTAATACCGTAAGCTTTAACGTATGCAAGGTATTCTGTAATCTCCACATGTTTTTGAAATATTTGTTTTCTATCAGGAGGCGTTAATTCCTTAAAGTCTCTGCTTTGAGCTTCTTGATAGTGAGTCTTTAAGTGAGTAATTAAATCCTCATCAGGTGTTGGGTCTGCTACTGGATTGCCTGATAAGAAGTCCTCATTTTCTGACTGAGCACATCTATAAGCTCTAGTTTCTACATCTTCAAATTCTTTATTATCTGCTAATCCTGAAAGCTCTAAGAATTGACCTTTTGTAAATGGCGAATCTGCATTAACTCTAACATTTGCAATCTCAGCAACTTCATCAATTCTGGCACTCGGTGATTGCGACAATGCTGGGGTAGCTTCCGCTCTTACCACAAACGGTGATTGTAATGATTTTGACTTAAAGGAAAGCAATTTATATTTATTATCTTTTCCAAGAATATGAATTAATCTTCCGTCACTGTCGTCATAGTAATCTCCAGCAACGCCAACTTGTCCTTTTGCCAATCCAGTTATAGCCTCTGACATCTTAACGCCAAAGTAAGCATTTTTCTTATCTTCTTGATCTTCTAAAACTCTTAATGCCTTAGCAGCTCTAACGCCACTTGGTGCTTGACCATGAGACAATGAGAATACTCCTGACATTCTATCAAACGCCTTAACTAAGACATCTAATGCTTGAAATAGTTCTTGATGCACAATGGAAGAACTTAACATGTGAGGCTGAAAACTAGCACTTGGATCTACTGCTACTAAAGTTGATTCAGCAGATAGTTGTGTCATTTGAACAGTTCCACCCTCGTAAACAATCTTAGGATGAGCACATAATACCAGTGATTTATAGATTAAAGATGCGTAAGCATTAATCTGGTGTTGAATTGGGAATAGTTGTTGAATAATACTTGAACATCTTGGATGATCTGGATGCTCCATATCTCCTAAATACTCATAAGGAAGCTTACCATCAGAATACGGTAAAATTGTATTCTCTAAAACACAATCTCTTGTAAACTTAACAAATCTTCCATCTTCTAAAAATTCATGGTGTTTATGATATAAAGTATAAACTACAACTTGACTTTGAAGCTTGCCAATATCTACTCTGTAGTTAGAAAATATCTGAACAGTATCATCAGATTTTATATCGTTGGCTTTATCTGGATATTTAGCTTTTAAATAATCAATATCTTTTAAATCCCAACGAATACACCAATCAATATTATCTCGATTAGTTGTTGGCATTTCAAAGACTTGATAAGGTGGAATAACCTCTAAATCAACATCTCCAATACGAATACACCTTTGAAGATTCATTGGCTCACCATCGGTATTATTGATTGCATTTCCATCAATATCTAAAATTGGAACAGTTCTGCCTTGCTCTTTTGCTGCTAAATAATCTGGATGTACAACTCCCTTATTAGGATTCCAAGTTCTAAAAAGAAAAGATTCTCCACAAACTAAAGCTTGTCTAATCCATCTAGCTTTAAGTTTCTCAAAGTTATTAACATACCAAATATAATCTGATACTTGTTGTGCAATCTTAGCATCATCTCTATCTGATTGTTCTTGATTAGCTGGATAAAAAGCTACCGCATCTTTGTTTCTTGTATATCTTGATACTTTTGATTCAATAAAATCATAGGTGTAGTTAAGAACTATTCTTGGACTTCTTCTTGAAGCCATTGACATTGGGCCACCGTTATCTGTAAACCTATTGTTATTTGTTGATTGAGAAGCCCATTGAACACCCTTGTAAATCCAAAGATTATCTAATTGAGTACTAAAATGCCAACGATAATAATCTTCACAAAATTCTAAAGTTTTAACACACCAGTCTAAAACCTTTTTCTCGTCCTCAATATCTGACAATGCCCAAAATGGAGTAAGTTGTTTTTGGCTATGCTCATAGCTGTCAAATGGTGATGCTTGTAATGCTCCGATATATGTCATATTCCTGCGTTAAAATATTTTCTTGTTTTTTCAATCTTCTCTCTTTCCTCGTCCGTCATAACAGCATAGAGAAAATCATTTATACCTTCACCGCCTAATTCTTCACTAATCTTTTTACTAGCAACAGATTCCTTCACTTCCGCTTGATACCCTCTTGGTTTTTTCGCTATTGCCGTTTGCAAGGTAGCAACACAAACCTGTGAAGATGAAGCCATATTAAAAGCTCTGCTAGCTATCTCTTTAGATACTTTTGCCTCGATTGTAAGTTTCGTCAAGAGTCCAGACATTTTATCCCGCTTACGGTGATTAGAGGCTAGTACCTCATGGTGAATATTTAATATCTTACTGTGTAGCTCGACTAATTGCCAAAGTTGTCTAATCTCGATTTTTAAATAAATCACAAGACATGTTAATAAAATGCCTCCCAGTGAGAAACATGCAGTTGTAATATCCATTACCAATCCTCCCATGAAACGTGAGTATCAATATCGGAAAGCTCGACTGCTTCCATAGCCTTGCTTGCCCAATTAGCCTCAACGGAAACTAATGTTTGAGCTGGCTTATTTGTATCTTGATACTCTATTGTTAAACTTTTATTTTTGTAGTCATTTCCCTTTTCTGATGACCTTACATCTAGTGCGTCTACTAAATACCTTTGAACGTCCATTAAATCGTCGTTATTTTTAGGTAGGTATCCTTCTTCGTCGGTGACATAGTTCTCTGTTTCCCAGATAAACTTTACGCACTCGCTTGCTACAAAATAGGAATTTTCAGTATTTTGTAATTGCTTGATTTTTGATATTCCGTCCTCTACTTTGTCTTTTCTTTTTTTAGTAGGTCTCCAATTAGGGCTTTCATGCTTAAAGTTGTTAGAAACCTCATTAGCAAACCATACAGCTGATTCATCATAAACTCTAATCCATTTGCCATTGTATAAAGCTTTTTCTTTTTCTCTGATTCGTTTCCACATGGTATGAGAATCAGTTAATCGTCTGTCGTTCTCCCATATCTCATCTAAAATAAATAACTGATTGGTGTTTGGATTATAGGCTGCAAACAAAACAGCAAATACTCCTGTGGTAGCTGGATCTGCAACCGTTATCCACTTTAATTTATCAATGTCTCCCTCAATTAATCCTTTAAGAAAGATTCTTGGCTTAACATGAGTTTCTAAGCTAAAAGTTGGGAACACCGAATCTCTACCAACAAAACAATCTTTACCTAGATATTCTCTGTTCCAAATTGAAATATCCCCTGACTTAATTAATCTAAGCCTCATTTTTTCTAATTCATTCTTATCGATAATTGGATTTAGTTCAGTAGGAAATTCAAAGTAAGCAACAGAAGTATCTCTAGCTTCTAAGTCTCCTAATACCTGTGATTTAAACTCATAATAAAAACAATCTTTAATCTTAGGAGGAGTTCCAGTTAGAATTAATGCCGAATTTTTACCTAACAAATTAGGAGCCATGACTTCTTTGTGAAATTCTGAAACATGCCCTTGCGACTCATCGTAAAACACTAGATTAGGTTTTGTTCCCCTTAGTGAGTCAATATTCTTAGCCCCATGCAAAGTAATAGTTGAGCCAGTGTCAAAAGTAAGGGTCATGTTAGTTTCTGATATGTTGGTGATGTATTCTGGTGGGGCAAAAGTTTGAAGTCTTTTAGGTTGCCAATAAATATCTTCTGCTTGTTCTTTCTGAGGAAGGATTATGTAGATCTCGAAATTAGATCTTGTCATTGCAGCTCTGCAAGCTATATACAAATCACAAGCTGACTTTCCACAGTTTCTACCCCATTGAGACATTATAATCTTCTTGCCTTCAACGAAGTAAGCACGAGCCATTTGTATTTGCCCAGCATGGAGAGTAATGTTTAAAACATCTCTCATTCTAGTATGAAGTGCATTTAGTCTTACTGCTT